CTTCGCCGAGGTCGGAGTGCTGAGGTCCAGCTCCTCCCACGTCTCCTTCAAAACGAAGGTCCCCCGGTCCAACGGCGTGTCCAGGAGGATGTTGATGTCGAACCTGGAGTACTGCCCGGTAGCCGCCGTGAAGTAGTCCGCATTGCCGCGCAACTGAACCCGCAAGTCGTTGCCAGTTTCGCCACGCCACGTCGGATTGAGATCCCAGGCCTCGATCTGGTAGTCGATATTCACCGGCGCCTGCACGTGCGGGACAGCCGTGTACCCCTTGGTCACGAAGCCTGTAGTCGCTACACCGGTGTTGATCGTCAGACCAGCAGCTGTGGTGAAGCTGTAGGCGCCCGTGGTGTAGTCGATCGTGCCTGGACCGGTGAGCCCTACACCCGTATTGAGTGTGCCAGCGGGATAGACGCCAACTGTATCCGTGATCTCGAAGACCCCTTCGGTGTTCGCGTCCCGGCCACCAGTAAAGCTCGTCGGCCCCTCTGCTACACTGATAGTCCCTGTCCCCAAACCGGACATGCTCGCTGTGACTCCCGTCAGCAGTGTAACCGCAGCCGCGATATTCAACGCGGTGTCACCAGCGGGCGGGAGCGTGATGAGGATCTGGTTGGACGTGTTCGGTTTGAACGCCGCCGTCAACACCCCGGTCCCAACTACCACCTCGAACGTCCACGCGTTGCCTGCAGCCCCGACATTATCCACGATCATGTAGACCTTATCGTCTGCGCCGCCACCAGTATTGATCGTCGCCACCGCGCGGTCGCCCTGATCACCAGAGGTCGGGGTGTAGTCCGCCGTCACCGCCCCAGGCGTCCCGATCGCATCCGCAGACAAGAGCGAGAACCGGCCACTTCTGTGATCGATGGTCACCGTACCGTCCGCCGTCGTCGCCGTCGCAACGTCTGTGGTGCCAGCCACGGCAATGGCGTGGCCGTCGAAATTGATCGTGACCGTACCGGGAACCACTCGGTGGTGCTTCTCGGAGAACGTTGGGACCGTCGTCGGGTCGATGATCCCCTCGTAGGCGATACGCCCTGCCACCGTTACGAGCGGAGTCGTTCCATCCCGCGCCATCGTAGCTGTGGTCGTGAGCGCCGAGGACTCCTGGCCACGCCAACCAATCGCGCAGCTGGTGGTGACAATCGGAGTTGCTCCGCTATTGACCTTGAGCTGCGTGGTTGACGAGTCCTTCGTGAACGCCGCCGTGACGCCGTCACCGGTCTCGATTTCCTGGTCGGTGGTCTGGCTCTGGATTTTGCAATCCGCCGTGGTCGCGTCTTCCGGTCGAACCGGAATGATGTACGCCCTGGTGCCTCCGTTCGAGAAGAAGGCGAACATGCACAGCCCCAGGAAGGTGTTCGAGTTCAGATCACCGCACTTGTTGGTGAACTCCCCCGGGGACCCTACCAGGATCGTGTCGTTCTCCGTCCCCCGCGGAGTGAAGCCCGCCGCCACTACCGTGCTGGTGGTGACCGCCGTGACGACTTGCACTTGCGAAGGGACCTCTTCGATGAATACTCCGCCGGATAGATACTCCGCCATCTTTGCCTCCTCGGCCTTTGGGCCCTGTGCATAAGGTGTCCGCGCCTAGTGACTAGGACCCCTTCTTCTTCCTTTTGGGAGCCAGCTCTACCGGCGGCTCAGTCTTCTCTTCCTTCGGTTTCTCGGCCGCCGGTGCCTCCTCGACCAGCTTCTCCTCGACCTCGGGCTCTGGTGCTGGAGCCTCCTTGGGAGCCTCAGGTGCCGTCTCAGGCTCGGGTGCCTCGGGCTCGGGAGGCGGAGGCGCCTTCTGCGGCTCCGCCTCGTCCATGATCTTCTGCCTGACCAACAGCCCCTTCTTCTTGTAGCGGTTCACCATCGGCGAGCATTCGTCCTCGGGATCGATGGTGACCCACGACTTGGGCGCGATTGACCCTGACTTGCCGCTATTCAGCTTCAAGGGCAGCGGACCACGGGATTTGTTGTAGTACTTAGGCATATCACTACCTCATTCCTTCACAGACATTGAAAGGACCGCCTCCCTAGCCGTCCGATGCACAGTAGGACCAACGAGATCCAGCCAGGCCACCACACGAATCGTCACGGCGAAGCCTATCACACGGCCAGCGACCTCGGAACTATCGTCAAGCATGCTCACGCCCTCCCTAAATGCCTCGTAACTACGCCAGTCACCTAGGCTATCCTTGACGAAGACAGTCCCGTAGACCTGGTACTTGCCCATCGTGTGACGCAGCATCGCGTTCGCTTCACGCCGAGCAGCTAAGCCGGCTCTGTGCCGCGCTTGGATCACGATCGTGTACAGGAGATCGTTAGGCTCGCCTTGCGCTTGCTCTTCCACCAGATCCGGGACCAACGTTCCTGTGGGTTGGCCTCCAACGGAAACGGGAGCGCGCTTGGAGGTCTGGGCTGGCGTACGGTACTGCTGCGCCCCGGGGTGCCACCGCGACATGTCCGGAGCGATGTCATCGCGACGAACAACGATGGCCGGCAGAGCGAGCTTCTCGAAGGTGTCCTCGGGGTACGCAAAGATGATCGGGATGCCGGGGTCCCCGGGAGGCGGAGACACGTCCTGCACATCGATGTAGTAGTTCTCGATGCCTTGGGGCTGCCCAGGCATCTGACGTAGCGTACCACCGAGCGTGACCACGACGCCCTCGTCGTAGTTGTCCAAACCTACGTACCCCGTGGGTATAGACCCGTGCATGCGCTTCTCGTAGGTCTCGCGCTCGGGGCCGGGGAACGAAACCGCCGCTTTCCCACTAGGCGACGGAGGAGGGCGCTTCAGCCTGGTCACGTTCTAGAAGCTGCCTCCTTTGATCGGGTACGGGTGCTCGGATCGATTGCGGTAGATCCGCCGCGCCTCCCGGGCCCTATCGTCCGCATCGTTTTCGCGCTCATCGGAGATGCGACGAGCCTCTTCCCGAAGAATCTCTCGAAACTTGGAAGCGTGCGCAGCATGGAGCCACCGAACCATGTCTGCTTCCGTCGAGATGTCGGTCGGGAACGGAGGCATCATAGCCTGCTCAGCTAGGTAACCGCACAGGTCAACGATGAAGTCCCACGCCTCATCGGTGTCCGAACCGTAGTGCATGATGAGGTGGTTCGCGCAGTCGTCGATGTACTCGAAGAACTTGCGCTCGAAGTCCACCTGGTGGGAGATGGACTTCTCCCCTGCATACTGGGTGTCGCCGTTCAGGTGGACGAGCCGGGACCTGATTTGCTGCAAAACAATACTCGTGGCCTTATCCAATGGCATCTTCGTCACCTACACTTTCAGCCCTAGAAGATCTCGCCAACCCACGAACTTCCGCATGTCGTTCATCTTGATCTTCGTCTTCGTCTTCGTGGGCCAGTCAACCCAATCCCTGAACCGATAGTCAGTCATCGCCTTGGCGATCTGTTCCTTCTTGCCCATGCACTTCTTTGCATCGCGCCGGACCAACCCAACCAGCGTCGGCCGCCACGCAGCCCTCGCCGGCTCCCCACCAATACCGAACTCCAGACGCTTCGCCTGGAGGACCGTATCGGACACGGTTCCCGACCCCTGCAAAGAACGATCGTCCTTGCCCCTCGGCGGACGCCAGCCCGCCTTCGATAGCTCCTTCGACCAGGTACGCTTGTCTTTCTTTCGCGCCCTCCGGATCCGATCAACGTCTCTCGGGCTGCTCTTCTTGCGCACCACCGTGCACTCCGACGGATTGTCGGGAAGGAACGGCACGGTGTCTGCAGTCCACGGACCGTTCTTCGCCAGGATCTTAGTGCGCTCGCTAGCAGTACGCTTCGGCTTGATGCTGATGACCGATCGCTTCGTGTCTAGCGCCTGCGCACCGCCGCGCTTAGCTGCAGAGTGGACAGCAAACCCGTACGCCCCACCAGGCATACCAGTGACTTTAGAGACCTCCAAAGAGTCGCGATATTTTTTGTACTCCTTCTTGTTCGGAATACGCTTCAGTACACCCTTCTTCGTGTACTCAGCGGCGTTGCGCGCGAACTGCGCCATGACCGCCTTCGATCGCTTCGGGCTCTCTCGAACCACGTGGAGTGTGTCCTTACCCTCTTTGGTGATGGAGAAGTTGAACACGGAGGTCATGACTCAACCTCGTGCACTCGTTCTTGGCGCTCTTTCTCGAACTTCGCCTCGTTCTCCGCTATCACCTCGACAAGGCTCTTCCTGGTGTAGCGACCGTTGATGGGGAGCACGAGTCCTTTCGCCGACCGGACTTCGGTGAGGGAGGGTCCGGTCCCTTCAGCGAGGTAGCGATCGATCAGGGAGAGGTGCTCCTTGCACACCCCCACCAATCTGCCAGTACCTGGCGTCTTGATGGCCAAGCTCGCCGGTGCGGCACAGGCGAAACAGAACTTGTCCAGACGCTCCATTGGCCCATCGTAGAGCGGGAAGTCGAGCCCAGCGATCGGACCTCCGCAATCCCCATTGTGCAGATCGGAACACCGTGAGAGTTGTAGGTCCCGCGCCCTCCAATACCACGTACACGTCGCGCACACCGGAGACAGACCATCGCCCACCACCTGCCGGATCTTGGCTTCATCGAGCACGGCTCACCCTCCTCTGCAGTGCGCGAGAGGTCTCGAGCGCACGTGACCGGACGCGCATCAGCCGGAACGCTTGAGCTAGGAGCGAGCGTCGGTGCATCAGAGTCCTGAGGTGCCGGATAGCCTTGCCGGCGGCGGTGTTCGGTGTGTCCTCCGGAGATACGTCTGGTGTGGAGAGCGCGATCAGGCGCGCCATACCCACGGGGTCACGTAGGTAGCGGCGCTCGTCCGCACTCTCGGTGAGGTCTCGAAGGTCCTCTGTCAGACGGCGCAGACTCATGGGGGGAGGATCCTCCTCTCCGCGCCGAACTCGGACCGTCGCTTGAGATCGCATTTGAAGCCGACGAACTCCGCTTGGTCGAAGACGTGGCCGTCGTCGTCCGAGTTCGTGATGTCAAAGAAGTAGCCATCCTTCGAGGTCGCGTACCGGCGCGCGACAGCGAGCTTGTCAAAGAACGGGGAAGGCCAAAACCGGATGACGTCTCCCTCAAAGGGAGCAGGCGCTCGCTTCTCCTCGAGGGAGCTGCGAGGTATCCAACACGAACTGAGGAAGTTGAAGCGGAACCCGCTCTCCCCTACCACAGGGATACTTTCTGCCCACGCTACCCAAGCCTTCATCCTGAAGGGCCCACGCCAGACCCTGGTCACGGGCTCGTCGTACAGCGGATCGCGGGTCGACTTCTCCACATCCAACGCATAGAAGTCGATCTCCGTGCCGGCCATCTCCGTATGTTCTTGCGCAACGGAGTCGAAGAGGTGCAGCTCTCCACTCCCATCGAGGGTGAAGGCCTCCTCTCCTGGCTGCAGAGGCTGGACTTTGTTCACGCCCGGGAAAGTGTAGGGCTCGATGTAGCACTTCGGCTTAGCCATCACATCATCCCGTCAGGATCCCCATTGGGAACGCACTCAGCCGCAGTTCCTCGTCCAGCGCCTCTTTTTCCTTCTCGCCCTCCTGAAGGATGTTCATCCCGTCGAGCATCGCGCGCCCTTGCGCCGCCGGATAGCCCTCGGGGTACTTGGATCGGACACGCCCCAGGAGTGTCTTCGCCCACGCCAACGCGTAGCGCTTGACCATGTCGTGATCACGTTCGTTCAGGTGCTCGATCGTGACCACGTTGGCCTTGTAGTCGATGACGATGAACCCCGACGTCGTCGCCTTAGGGAAGACGGTGAGCTTCCGTCCATCTTGACGCCACTCCACCTCACCGCCGGTAATTCTTTTGCTCAGCTCGATGTACTGCAACGCTTGCGCGTACGTGCTGAAGAGCCCGCCGGCAGCGGGGAAGGGAAAGAGGTTGTACGGAATGCTCGCGTCCAAAAGCCCAAGCGGGTCAATCACGCGAGAAAAATCAGTGGGGGTGGAAGGGGGAGACATGTCGATCACCGTGTCCACGTCGTCCGGGAGAACGAACTCCGTCTGACCTTCCGACACGGGAAGCTCTGCCGCCCTTTTCACCCCTTTCTTGGCAGAGAACCAACGACGGGCCTCCTCTACGGAGTCGTCGAGGTTGCACTGAGTAAGCTCTACTTTCAGCTGAGGCGCGCCGAGCTGCCGCAGTATCCACTGCTGCAGTTCTTCCTCGTTCATCAGCTGGTTGAGTTGAGCTTCAGCCACTGACTAGTCCTCCTCGCTCCTTTTCTTCGGGCCGCCTTTCTTCTTCGCCGGTGCTCTCTTCGCCGGTCTGTCCACCTTTGTTGCCTCCTCCTTCTTCTCGGGAGGCTCCTCCTTCTTCTCAGGAGGCTCCTCCGGAGACGGCGGTGCCCTCTTCGGGGGCGGTGCCTCCTCCTCCACCTCTTCCAGGAACGTCGGGCAGTATCTCGCCAACCCTTCATAATCCAAGACACGGCTGTCTTGGACCCGACCGACCCCGGGGAGGATGACGTAGGAGACGTCCGATCTCTTACGGTAGCGCTTACTCATCGCCCTCTTCCCCATCTTCCATGAGGGCCGTGAGCGTCCCGCCGATCAGGGTGATGGCTTCCTTGAGTTGGTCGAGTGCTTGTGCCATCCCCTCAATCTGCTCCTGCAGCCCTTCGATGGTGCCGTAGGCTTGACCACAGGCTTCCAACAGCTGGTCGCCGTCGAACTCCTCACCCTCCTGTTGCTGGGCATGATCTCCGGTCGTCGCTCCCACGACGCCGAGAGACTCCAGCTCCTTGATGACTCCGGTGACTGCGTTCTGTTCCATCTCAGACCTCCATTGCCGAGACGCACACGCCCCCGACATTCGGCAATGCCGAACACCGAGGGCGAGGGGTTGATCCACACGGCGTCGGGGAGGAGGTGGCTACGCGGGGCGGATCCCGCCTCATCGCGCCGGCCTCACTCCTCGACAACCGCAACCTGCATTTACCTTCTCGGCCGCCTTACAGGTTGAGAACGCGGCACTGCCCATAGAACTCCTGACGGAGCAACTTCTGGGCATAGCGAGTCCTCATCCCCTTCCGGAAGCTGAAGTCCGAAGGATCCAGGAACGTCGGCGTGATCTGGAGCGGGATGTATGGAGCCCACACGTAGCCCGCGTCCAGGAACGACATCCCCTTCAGCCCGATCATCATCATGTCGCGGGTGAAGAAGGGATCCTCATAGACGATCCACTTGTTGGAGAGCGTTCCGACCTTGTAGATGCCGAACTGACCGTGCGTCGCACCACCTGGTCGGATCATGTCGACCGGGCCATACGGCGTGTCCATGCCGGGCGTCCACAACGGACGGAAGTCGCCGTGGGTCTGGAGCTGGGTCATCAGCGCCGAGACCTCGGGGCTGGTGACGATCCAGTTCGCGGGCGCACGGAGGCTCTTCTTGTGGATCAGGTTTGAGACGGTCGCGATCTTGGTGATCATCGACCGCAGGTGGTCGATCTCGCTGATACCTGCCGGCGGGATCCGGTCGAACGTGTCGGCCGTTCCCGTCGAGACCGCGAAGAGGTTCTGCACGATCTCGCGGTCGATCTCGAGCGCGATCTCTTGCGCCACCGCCGAGACGATCTCCGCCTCGGCGTCAACGCCGTGGAACGCCCGCAGGTCTTCGCTGGCCTCGGAGGACCAGAGAGCCTTCAAGCGTCGAGGCCTTGCCTCGACCGGCGCCTTCTTCACGTCGAGGTTGATCTGCGGGATCTTCGAGTTCAGCTCGCCGTCGTAGAAGTAGTAGCACTTGATCTGGTTCCCGATGGCCGGAGCCGCCGTGAACAAGAACCCGGTGATGGACCCGTTCGAGTAGTTGATCGACCCCGCGGTCGTATCGCCCGTGAACCCGCCGGTGCCGTTGTCGGTCGCGGTCTGCGCCGCGACGCCGGCCGAGGTCAGATCACGGATGATGACCGAGAAGCCACGCGTGGTGTCGAGCGGCCGAACCGGGGTGAACGCCAAGGTGGCGTCCAGCGGCGTACCAACACCGCCCCACTTCGCGGCGTCGCCCGTTGCGAGAATCTCGCCGTTGATGAACTCGCTCGAGTAGTCCTTGTCGAAGTCCCTCGGGAAGACGTCCCCTTCGGTCGTCGGTCCCTTGGTCGTTCCATAGACGTAGTCCAAGAAAAAGACGGCGCCTACTGGAGCGCTCATCGGCTGAACGCTCACGATCTCGTTCGCGATCAGGTTGGGGAAGACTCGACGCAGAACCGGGAAAATGAACTTCGTGAACGAGCCCACGTTCACCGTCCGGATTTCCTCATTGAGGTTCTCCAGATAGTTCTGCTGATTCTCCATCAACATCGCTGTGCAACCACGAACATAGTTGTCGTGGTAGCTGATGTCGGACATCCCATCGAGAAAGCCTTCCCACTTCTCTGTGAGAACCTTGACGAAGCTCTCGTCAGCAATGGAACGCCGGCCTTCTTCCGCTAGTATTCTTCGCGCCTCACTCATTGCGCATGCCTCCTAGTTGTCTAGACCAGACCATGCCCGAAGATCCGAGAGCGGAACTCCAAGGCCGTTGTAGTTTTGAGCGGTCGGGGCCCTCTGCCCGGAAGGAGACGCCGTCTCCTCCTCGAGCGGGGAAGAGCCCGTTCCACCCGCGGTGATTCGTCGGACCCGCGACCGCACGGCCGCCAGGTCCTCAGTGTCCAGCTGAGGACGCTGGAACTCCTCGAAGATCTTGTCCACCTCCTGCGTCGTCCTCGGCCCCCGAGATTCGACGATCGCCCGAATGTCGTCGGCCTTCGGATGGCGTTGCATCCGTTGGTCCGCATAGCGCTGAACGGACATGACCTTGTTCAGCTCGATGGACTTTTCGAGGGCTTCTTCGAGCTGCGCAATGCGATCGTCCTTCTTGGACACGTCCTCCGAGAGGGTCCGACGCTCACGCTCGCGCTGAGCGTTGGCTGCTTCTTGGCGCTCAGCCTCTTCGGTCAGCTCAGAGAGGACCTCTTCGATCCGCTCATGGATGGCCTGCGGGCTGTCGTAGCCACGCACATTGCCGACCATGGTTCGGATCGTGTCAGCCATGGGGTGGCCAGAGACGGCACGCTCGACGAAGAACTTGTACCCCGCCTCACGAGCGACGTCGGACAGCTGAGCGACACTCTCCTCGAGGTCAGCGATCTGCATGTCGCGCTCGCCAACCGCCCGCTTCAGCTGCTCGATCTCTGCGTCCCGCTCCTTGACAACTGTTTTGGCGTCGTCCGGGAGGGACACCACTCCGAGTGCCTTCTTGATGTCCTCGAGGACCGAAGCGGCAGCGGCGACGTTCGGGTCAGAGAGGAGCTTGCTCTTCTCTTCCTCCCGGATCTCTTCGCGCTTCTCCGCGATGACCTTGAGCACCAGCTCCGAAACGTCCTCCTGGGTGAGCGTCTTGGGCGCACCGCCCTCTGGAGTATCTTCCTGGGGCTTCTCTTTCGTGGACTCCTGCTTCTTGGAATCGATTGCCATTCCCGGCTCCTTTTCTGGTTCGGTGTCTTCCCGAACTACTGCTGGGTAGGAAGTTGAACATGCGGGCTCAGCGACAAAGTCGAAGGTGACGAGCCGGTAGTCCTCTTGAACAACCTGCTCGCCTTTCTCGTTGACCTGCGTCGAACCATAGCCCCGGGAGCTGACACCGACCTGCCCAGCCCCCTCGAAGATCGCCTTGAGCTGACGACCGTTCGTGGTGTTGAGAATCTTCGCCTCACCGGTAACCATCCCATCAGGCTGAACCTCGAGATTGGTCACGATGTGGCTCGAGCGCTGTAGCTGCGTCCGACCGTCCGACGGGTGATCGAGTTCTCCGAACACCCGATTGGATCCCATAGCTGGCCGAAGCCTGGTGATGTTCCGCTCCCAAATTGGGCGGCGGTAGAGTCTTTTGTTCTCGGTGGCGATATCCGAGAGAGCGAACTGGCCCTTGACTATGGTCTCGCCCTTGTCGTTCGCCTCGACCATAGTCACCTTGAAGGGCATGGAGTCGACGAGCAGCTCAACAGTCATCAGTACTTCCTCCACGAGTGGCTGCTCTTGAACGGCGTGAACTCGAGAGTCTTAGGTCCGAGCATCAGCTTCTTGAAGCGCCCGCCAACCTTTCTCTTTTTGCCCCATGGGTTCATGTCGTTCTGATATCCAAACGCCAACTCTTTGCGTCCGCTGCTATAGCCGGACCTTCGTTTCCGAGGTGCCTCCAGAAGACCTATGCGTTGACGCCGTAGGCCCCGCTCTTCTTCTTCTTGTTCATCGACGGAATCGCGTGTCCCCACGGCCACCCATGACCTTTTTTTTCGTCGATCTCCTCGACGTCCTCGTCGCCGGTGAGGACAGCGTAGAGATCGAGCCCCTCGAAGACCGCGTCCATCATCTCCCTGAAGTGGCCCTCGACCTTATCCATGTCGATGTCCTCTTCGTCGGTCCCCTCCACCAGGGCACCCTTGAGGGCCTCGGCGCACTCCGCCGCGTCCTCGGCGATAGCCTGGAACTGTTCCGACATCTCTGCGAGGTCGCGCGCCATGCCCAGGTCTTCACGGTCCTCAGCATTGTCGTGGAACCACTCGGCAAGCGCCATGAAGCGATCCTCGAGCTGGTCCGCGGTGAGCGCCGCGTAAGCGAAGGAGGTGATGACATCCTTCTGTCCCGAGGTGTGGATCTCACCAACGAGGTTCTGAATCTCCTCGGCGAGGTTGGCGACCGCGTTGGTCCCTTCGTTGCTTGCCTTCGGCTTTGTGTAAACCATTCTGGTTCTCCTCGTCCCGGGGCGGCCTGTCGGAACAGGGTGCTCCGCGCGGCGCTGATCACGTACTTCCCTGCGTCGTTTGAAAATGTTTTTGATGTTGTGCCTTCTCGCTACGGACTTGGAGCGCGATGTCCTCTTGGCACGCTTCCAAGCCACCCTCTCAGAGGGCTTGCTAGCCTTCGTCCGCGTCCGCTTCGGGACACGACTGAAGCGAGCGATCTGCTCCGCAACCTCTCCATCACCTTCCTGAGGTTGCTCCCCTGGCTCTTCCGAGGAAGGATCCTCGTTCGGCGAAGCGGGGTTAGGATCCTGCTCTGGCGGGAGCAGCATCTCGAGCCCGATCTTCTTCAGGCTCTCATCGAGCGGTCGAACGTTTCGGGGGTCACGCTGAGGAGGTGGGAACGCCATAGTCTAAGACTCCACAAACTTTGCAAGAACGCGCTCGACGAAGCGAGTCGCCAACTGAACCGTTGCGTACTCCTCCGCGAGTGCATCGTGAATGACAGCCAAACCTCTCGTCTCCTGCATATCCCGCAGGGCCGAGCCGACAACCCCTCGTATCGAATCAAGGTCTTCTGCCAGGTCTTGTACAAAAGACTCGAAGCTCTCGACTACTTCTCCAGCGTCGTGTTGGTTCGCCTTCTCAATAGCAACAGGAAGGTTAGGCATCGCCTTGGCGAGGTCCTGCGCGAGACGATCGAGAGAAGAGAGCGCTTCCTTGATCGAGGATCGAACAAGGTCGCGGTACTGATCGGCCTTCTCACCGAGCCGTTTCGGATCCCTAAGCTGTTCGAACTTAGGTTCGATGTCGGCCCACCGATCGTGAGCGGGAACCATCTTGTCGACGAGCGTCGAGCTGTTCTCGAGCACCGTCTTCCAGGGACGCGGGCTACGCACCCGCTGCACAAACGCGTCAGCCACGGCCTCATCCTCGGAGGGGTTGCGTGGCTGGACGTGGGAGAGGAGATCGCGGATCGCGTCTTCGGCTGCCGCCGGCCGTCCGTTGATCAGGTTCTCGGCGACGGCGCCGGCCTTCGCCCGTAGGAAATCCCCAACATCGTTCGGGCCGATCGCCTCGATTTCCAGGGGCTCTGTCAGAACAGCAGAGAAGGAGCCGTCCTTGCCTTGCTCGAGGGTGACGCGATGATAGCGTCCGTCGACCTCGATGATGGCGTGCCTGGCAAAGGTAGCGACGATCTCGGGCGCAGCTTCGAAGAGACGGCCGCGGGCTTCCTCCACCGCTCGCTTTACTTTAGAAATAACGTATTCGTGTGAGCCCTGCGTCAGCTGTTTCAGTCCATCCGGTACGAAACTAGCCGCCGCTCCCCTCATCTCCAAGACGCTCAGTGTTGTAGACGACCCATGGCTGATCTTAAATCACCAATAAGACCGGAGACTTCCCTCAGCTGCTTAGCCATCTGCCTATCATTCTGGAGCAGTTTCTCTAACTGCTGCTCCGCCCTCTTCTCGTGTTCACGGTTTCCTGCGAATAGTTCCTGTTCGGAAATAGCAAAGGTTCTCCAGGGATGCAAGTGGCTAGCCGGGCGATGATGACCATTCCCATTTTTAGGGCCCTGACTAAGCTGCTTGATGTATTCGTTTGCAGCACGTGCAAAGGCCTCTTGCGCGGCCGGAGAGGAAGGTTTCTGTGTACCCGCCTGCGGTGTAGGCTGCGCGCCGTTCTTCTGCGCTCCAGCCTGGGCCGCCTGCATCTCGGGCGGGAAGGCCGTGTTCATCGCCGTCTGGGCCTTGATCTGCATGCCGGTCTCGAGGTCGCCCTGCCGCTCAGCCTCCTCCTGGCGCTGCTTGATGATCTCTTGAATCTCACCGTCACTCATCTCGAACACGTGAGAGAGGATCCAGTACTGACTGACAAAAGCCTGCATGCGGTTGGCGAAGTCGGCGCGCGCATTGCGTACCTCCATGTTCGCCAGCTCAAAGATCGCTGAAGGCACGGTCATCTGAACTTCGTACGGAACGGCGTACGGATTCAGACCAAGAGCGGCAAGGTGTAGGCGACAGATCCTACCGAATCCATTCTTCAGCTCTTGCTGAACACGAAGAATAGTACGAGCAAACCGAACATCTTCGCTGCTAAGAACCTGGCGTGCAACGCCCTGCTCCTGCGCAAGGTATGCCTTTGGGATCTTGATGGCAGCAAACATTTTGTCACGGAAGTACTCGATGTCATCCATGTGCTGCCAGGCCGGCGCGCCCAACACCTCGACTCGGGTGCCACCGTCCTTGGACATCGGGATCCAGATGTCGTCGTCTTGGGTGAGCGGCTCCCAGCGAAGGTCCAAGCGCCCCGTGTTCGGGTTGTAGAACCGCTTCTTTTTGTACATCTGCCTGACCTTGTTCGTGTAGGCCAGAGCTTCGCCCGGAGGCAGATTGCCGACATCGACGTAGAAAGCATAGCGCTCGGGCGCGCGCTGCAGACGATAGATCGTCGCCGCGTCCTCGAGGAGCATGAGGCGTTTGAACAACCAACGCGCAGGCTCAAAGACGCTGTGACCATAGACGCTACGCCGCACGCGACCGTGAAGCCTGAAGTGCACGACCTCCCAATCCTCAAGCGCTATTGCGCGCGTACGGTCGGGGCGCTGCCAATCCATGTTCTGCAGGTTAGCGTGAGGAGTCTGCCCTGCTTTCCTCTTCACGAGGAGATCCTTGAACATCCCAGGGGTGTAGCCATACTTACCACGGAAGTCCTGCACGAACCCGTACAACTCTCCACGTGGGCCTTCGATACGGCGGATCGTGGCCGCCGGTAGGAAGTTCAGGCCGACGACGCCGGACTCGTTGATGAGGATCTCCTCGTAGTCGTTGCCGTACTTGCAGAGCCCTCGAGAGATCGTCCACGCCTCTTCGTCGGCCCGCAGCGTACGTTGAAAAAGATCGCGGTCGAGTAGTTCTTCGATCGTCCGGTCTGGACTGACACACCAGATCGTTCGCCGCCGCTCGAGGTCAGGCTGCGTCGAGTCGTCGCCATAGATGTCAAGCGAGGTCGAGAGCGTCGCTTCGTCGTCCATCTCCTCGTAGTCAGCGAAGCGCGACATGAGGTCGTTCTCGACGTTGAGGTACGAGGCGATGGCGTCGTAGCCGAAAACCTGGAGCATGTCCCGGCCAGAACCAGTAATAGCACCAGAAGACGTGGCACCGCGCGCAAGTTGGATCGCTACCTTGTCCTTGTCCCGGGCCAGAATGGTCCGGACTTTCTGCATGGCAGACTCGATCGCGCCCATAGATCTCCCCCTAGTTGACTAAGTCATAGGGATCCGGGGTCCCACCCTCCCCCAAAACCGCCCCAGTCGTCAAACATGGACCCTACCATAAACGGAGGGAGCCCAGTCGAAGTGGTCACCAGAGGCACCCCCTGGCTATCCACCACTGAGGGCTGCCCAGCGGCAATAGGCACAGAATCGACAGACTGCGCCCCGGTCATGATGGGGAGGGGCATCGAGGTGCTCGTCTCGGACAGGGTAAAGATCGATCCGGCCGCGCTGTCAGAAACGTCCTTGCTGCCACCGGGCGGGTGGTCCACCTTGTTCCGCTTGTTGTCCTTCTCGAGCTTCCGTAGCTCATTGATGATGGGCGGGTAGTAGTACCCCAATACGCGGCCTTCGTACATAGCGACCTTGAACGTGTCGTAGGGATCGATGGAGGTGTCGACCGAGAGTAGCTCCGCTTTGTAGCCCTTCGCGCGCAGCTTCTGCAGACTGTCCCCGTGCTGGTAGGCGTCCTGGGTGACCATCCCGATGATGAAGTTGCGAGCGGACAAGGCGTATATCAAGCGGCGCACGTCCCCGAGGATGATCTCACCACCGATCGGCGGGATGATCTGGAGCATGAGATCGATCCAGTAGACCGGCGCGCGCTCGATGTGCTGCTCACCCAGATCGTTCCGGCGCAAGACGTCCTTCCAGCCACAGATGTGGGACATGGTGAAGCCGCTGCAGTCGCCGCTGAGCGATGGGTCCATGTGAACGTGGCGCATCGCCTTCGGGTTGACGATCGGTTGGAGTTTCTTTTTCTTTTTGCCTCCGGGTAAGCGAATCTCGACCTCCCGAATCAGGAGCGGCCAGATGAAGTCCCCCGGCTTCGACATGTCGTAGACCATCACACTGAAGGGGTGCTTCCGATCTCCGTGCTCAGGAAAGGAAGACAGGATCTTCTCACGGCGCTGGACGTACGGCGTGATCGCTGAGGTCGCTCGCCCGGCAAGATCGCGAATGGAGCCTTCCAGGTTGCTCTCGAAGTCAGGCCGATACTCCTCTGGTACTCGGACAACGCAAGCGCCCTCTGGCAGCTGCCCCTCCAACTCCTCAATGTCCTCGTCCTCTTCCAGGATCCGGGAGCGCACGGCCGCGCTCCCACACAGGACATAGAACCACTTGCTGTGCTCGTAGTCCTTCGGCTTCGCCTCCCACACCGCGTAGTCAGCCACGTAGATGCTGCTGTCGTGCTTCGACTCGTTGATCTTGCGCGCTGTGAAGTCATCATCTGTCTGCTTCGATGACGACAGGAACAGAACGCCCGGGAGCTTCCCCCTCTGCTGGAAGCGCGTCTTCATACGGCGCATGATCGCGTCGTAGAGGGACTGCGCGTGATCGTACATCGGCTGCCCGGGCCGGTTCTTCACCGATTTCACAGGCTTCGCCAAAAAGTTTGTCTCGTCGAGCATTCCCGCGATGACGTTGAGGCCGAGCACGGAGTTGTCGCTGGAGGACCGCGCCGCGAGCCACACACTTCCAGGGAACTCGACCTGCTTCTTCTTTTTCTTGTACGGGAACTGATCCTTGAAATACGGACTGACCTCGATCCGGGAGGCGACGTACTCGAACGCCACCTTGATGGCTAGTTCCTCACTAACCGACAAGCACACTATCGAAATATTTGTATTCTTCTCTAGACCGAATGTCCCATGCGGGTCTTTCATGCAAGAGATCTCGTAGAGGATCCGACAGAGCCCGACTGAAGCGCAATACGACTTGCCCCAGCCAATTGACCCTGTAAGGATTACCTCACTGAAACCACCGTTAAAGATGTGAGTAAGGGCCTCAAGGACCGCCGGATAAATGTTCTTGCAGGTCTCTCCTAAGTAGTAGGGGTCCTTCACAAACGTCTCGAGGTCGACGGGCTTGTGCTTGTACTCAGCGTTGTTTAGCACGTCGAGTACCGAGTGTTGCTTCGGCCCCTCCCCGGCCTCGAACCCGACCTCGAGTTCTGCCTCAGCCACCCCGAGCTTCTCGGAGATGATGATCTGGAGAACGTGTAGCTCCTCCGGGGTGAGGTTTTCGATATCTTCTTGGAGGCGGGACTCGATCTCTTCTTTGGTCAGTACGCTTTTGTACTGACCTCCTTCATCGACGATCAAGGTTCATCCTCCGAGGTAGGCTCCGCCACCGTCCTGGTGAAGTGCATATCATTAGAGGCCTTGCCGTTACCGTTCTGCGCACGCTCGCTCGCGCGCAGAAGCTCTTCGACGTTCTCACCACTACCGCTCGTAAGCAGGAATTTGTTTGCTAGCGCACGCACCCGGTGAACAGACTTCGGATCCTCTAGGACTTTTGCTACGGCATCGGTGCCGTACTTCGATCCGATCTCGTCCACGATTCGGGTGCTGGCCTCGATACTCCCGAGGTGGCGCTTTTCGATGCCCAGGTCCATCTTGAGCTGCGCGCTCGACTCGAGGATCTCCTTCGCCAACCGGATCTCCTGCGTCATACTTGGCAGTAGCTTCTCGTTATCTTTCTCGTGCGTGTTGTCGATTTTGACGCGCTCCATCTGGAGCCGGAAGAGCTTCTCCAGCTCCTCCACCTCATCAAGACTCTCCTTCATCCGCTCAATCGCTCTCTCGTGATGAGGCGTCATACGTTCTTTCACAACAGTGGGACACTCCCCTGGCGGGTTCGCGAACTCCCCAGGGGGGAGTGTCTTGCGGAAGTTGGCCAGCGTCCCACAGAGAGCCCCGATCGGCATGTCCTCCAACTCTCCGTTGTCGTCCTGGATAAACCGGGCCAGCTGCTTGAGGGGCCAGCCCCGTAGCATCCTCGCTTTCATCTCCTCAAAGCAGCCCAGGTTACGGAGCTTCTGGTAACCCCCCTTGCGACTTTTCGGTTTGACGGAAAAGGCCGCGGGCTTCTTGCGCGACGAGAGCTTCTTCCGCTTCCGTGGCGCCGGCTTGCGCTTGATGGCCATGGCCTACCGTAGCATAGAGTCGGATAGCCTAGTCAACTCAGTCGTTTAGCTCAGTGGACCTCAGCCCAGTCTTCCCCGATCTTCGCTTCAACGTCCACCGGCACCTTCTTCAGCACCTCTTCCATTGCCTCCTTCATACCAGTCTCGATGTCCTTGGCGACGCCCTGTGCGATCTCCTTCTTGCACTCGGCAATGATCTCGTCGTGCACATGATGAACGATATCCGCATCGTCTCCGTACTTCTTCTTGAGCAATTTGTAGACGCGGCGCAGGGCTTTCTTCAGGCCGTCGGCGCAGCTTCCTTGGATCGGCGTGTTCAGGTACTCGGTATATTTGTCCTTGCTCAGGTGCCGCAGACGACCACAGAACGTACGAGAGAGGCCGGTACGGCCACCGTCTCGGACCGTCCTCTTTTGCCACCGCGCAACGCCTTGGTAGCCCTCGAAGTATCGACTCCGGAGGGTCTGCGCCTCCCCAATCGTGAAGGCCTGATTGTACTCCTTGAGCGCGTACGCAACGAACTTCTCTGCGCCCATTCCATAGAGGAAGCCGAAGTTCACTGGCTTGGCGCCCTGGCGCTGTTGGCGCGTGACCTCCTCCGGTCGGATCTTGTTCACGATACTCGCCGTGTGGCGGTGAGCGTCGCCGCCTGCTTTGAACAGCCTGGTGAGGACCGGGTCTCCGGACGCCTCAGCCATAGCACGCATCTCGATGCCGGAGTAATCGGCGGCGGCGAACAGCATACCCGCTGCAGCCCGGAAGCACTTTCTGAAACGTTTGTCGCGAGGGATCTGCTGTAGGTTCGGGTTGCTGCTGGCATACCGCCCCGCACCGGTGAACGGATAGAAGTCGCTGTGGATCCGCCCAGTGATGGCATCGATGTGCTTGAGGTAGTCGGGCCCGAACGACGATACCGACTTGCTGTATTCACGGTACAGGAAGAGCTTCGCCACCTCCGGGTACTCGGCCACGTACTGCGCCAACACCATCTCGGCAGTACTGTCCGTTTCGATACCGAGCTTCGCCAACGACTTGATCAGCTGCTTCGGGGAGTTCAGGTTGAACTTCGGATCCATCCCCGCAAAGGTGAGCTGTTCCGTCGGGTTCGGCAGCGTGTGGACCACCTCGTGCCGGTACTGCTCGGCGAGCTTCTTGTTCTCCACGGCCAGCGCCAACCAGCGCTCCCGGTCTAGGTAGAAACCCTTGTTCTCTACGGCAGCCTCGGGGAGGACGGCGCCGAACTCGATCAAAGCGGTTCTCAGAAGCCCTGAAGCCTTCAGCTTCGGCTTCATCACCTCACGCAAGGCATGGAGCCAGTTGACATCCTCGGCGGCGTAGAGGAGCTGATCAGACGTGAGCTGGGGGCGCGTCCAGTCCGACAGGCCCTGGTCCGACACCACCGGAAAGACCCCCAACTCTCTCGAATAGAGGGAGTAGAGGTCGTGCGACATCTGCTTGCCGTTGTAGAGGATCTGGCTCGCGCGCAACGTATCGAAGATCGGCCATAGCTCAATGCCGTAGTGGTGCAGGAAGTACTTCTGCTCGAACCGGCCGTTCTGGATTATTTTGATGATGCTCTCATCGGCCAGCGCACTAAGAACAGGACCGAGGTCCCCATCGAGCTGAAACAGATCGATGACGTAGATGTTCTTCCCGGTGCTAATCTGTACGAGCCGGATCTTCCCAGCGTAGGAGCGCAGGCTGGTCGCCTCGATGTCGAGCCCGACAACCTTCGAGTCGAGCATCTCCTGCGCGACGCGAGGGAGGTCCTCGAACTTCGTGATGTACTCGTATGAGATTCCTGCGGGCATCAGTCACTAATGAGGTCGGTCATCATTCTCCGCGACAGGCTCTCACACTTGTCGCTGGCGAAGTACATCTCGGCGCAGAAATTCCGGATCAGCATCTCCAACTCGCCTTCGTCCTTCTCCGGTTTCTCGACGCCCGGGATCTCTTTCTGGAAGACTTGGATCCACTTGTCGGCCATGGCCTTGACGGCTTCCAGCTCGTGGAGAACAACCCCTTGGGATATGGGCAAAAGCATCATTCGTCCTCTAACTCCTGTTTAGCCATCAACTCGAGCGTGCGGTGTCCGAAGACAATCTCACCCTGCGCCGGGTCGATGGCAATAATTTTGACACGCATGCTGTTCTCGATCTTCTTCAGGTAGCGCTGTCGGTCCTTCATGTCCTCCATGAAGTCGTTCGTTGCCAGGTAATCAAGGCAAATCAGACTGAGATTGTGTCCCTTTTTCTTTGACTGCGACAGCTCCGCAGCGCACTGGAGCGCCTGGACAACAACTTTGGCCTGCTCGGGGTAGAACTGGAAGGTCTGGGGGATCAGCTTCTCCTCTTCATCCTGCGGATCAGGAACCGGAACAGGGGAGACGTCGACCTCTTCGCCAGCCTCCAGCGCCTCCTCCCGCGCCTCCTGTTGCATGATGACATCGTCGAGGTACTCCTGCACGCGCTGATAGAACTCGGGGTAGTTGACCTGCTCAGCGAGCTTCACCCACTCCTCGACCGTCGCCTCGTTCACGACACGGATCAGCTCACGTGTTTTAGAAATACCGAGAGCGGCAATGCGCCGCATAAGAGGCTTCTCGATCTGAAGCTCGCGCTGCAAACGATACCAAATCCTCCGAAGGCGGTCCGCCTTGCGGCGCGGGATGTCCAGCTCCTTCTCGGCCCACTCCCCAACGGAAGTGTAGCCCCAGTAGACATAAACCGCTGGGGACTCGGGGTCGTTGCCAACGGGGGTATCGTAGACGAGGTACAAGCATTCCGCGAGATCCATGTACACCTGGTCAACTTGCTTTGCCAGACGCTTGGCCTTCTTGCGCAGCTCCTTGATCCAGCTCTTGGACCCAACAATCGAAACCGGGCGGGGCTCAGCCGTGTCGGCAGCTGTATTAGTCATTTAGTCACCTCATCATCTTCTGGGCCGTCTTGATGACCTCGCTGTCCATGCAAGCTCCGACAGCCGCAAGCGCATCAAACGGATGTTCTATCTCGCTTTTAAGCCAGTCGCCTGGGTCGAGTCCATACTTCTCGGCTAGGACCTTTTGGACCGCTTGCTTCGAGGCGCTCCCTGACCCACACACCTTCTTCTTGATCTCCTGCGGGGTCGCCTGGGTGATAGGAATATCCAATACCTCCGCAAGCGCGGTAATCACGCCCCAACAAACGCCCATCTGCTGGGCGACCCTCGAACTGCGCGGGAAGCTCATCGTTTCCACACACAACACCTTGACATCCGCCTCCAAAAGTAGCTCGCGCAGACTTTTCACGATCTCCCGAGCGCGGCGCACGTCGTCCTCCGAGGCCCGAACGGATCGCTTCTTGTCGGACTTCTTCGTCTTCCAGGTCCCCATACGCCACTCGCCCGCGCTGCCCCGCACAACCTGTACACCGTCGGCAGACACAGCAACCAGTGCGTATCCTACGTTCGCAAATCCGGGGTCGAGGCCAAGGACATGGAAGCTCCTCTTCGGCTTGCTGAACGAAGCGTCATCCACCATCCCCAACAGCCTCGTCTGCCCCCTCAGCTTCTTCGTTGTCTTCTTCTTTGCCATCGCTATCCTCGGCTTCCTTCATCGCCTGTAGCTGTTCGAGCGCAGCCGAGGCCTGCCGTTGTTCGAGCACCCGTGAGAGCATGGCCAGGGAGGCCAGCAGGTTGTTCGCGTCGTTGCAAGAAAGGAGACGGTTCCCGATGTCGCGGAGGTATTTTATACCTTTCTCTTGCTCCACATCGCGGATGTACTCCTGTATCTCATCGAGCCGGCGGCGGCCCCAATTGGACTCATACAGGAAGCATAGGGAACAAACAGCGTTGAATTCTTGGCGCGGCATCCCCTCTTCACCGTCCTCGTCCTCCTCAGGTTCGTGCAGCTCCCAACGCGCCTGCGCCTTGCCACAGTGCTGACACGGAAAGTCCCACATCTTCTGCGGCAGCGGCCGGAGGTACAGGGTTGTGATCAGTAAATCGGCCCGACTCATTTCGCCTCTCCATTCCCAAAGCACTGCTTGGTGACAGAGCACTCCTTCGCCCGGGTACAGTCCTTCTTCGCGCAGATGCGATCCGGCAGGACATCGTCTCTGATGCCCTGCCGGATCGAACGAACCATCCCTCGGATGCTATTGATTGTCTCGTCGTCGCGCTCAACGAAGTGCTCGACGATAG